CCGTCATGGGCTACGTCCAGGGCCGCATGCACCCGCAGGGCGAGCCCCACCCCAAGGACTCACACGTCCTGGCCCTCGTTGTGGACGCCTGCCTCGCCCACCGCGACCTGTACCCGGCCGTCAACGCCATCACGGAGGCCACCCCGTGAGTCCCTCCGCCATCAGCCCCGACGCGCGGGCCGTCGTCCGTGCCGCCGAAGCACTGACGACGCAGGTCCGACGCATCGCCGACGCCCTGTCGACACCCGTCGTCCGGTACGAGGTCGCCACCGACGACGACGCGACGACGACGGGCGACGACGCATGCCGTCCCGTCGAGATCGACGGCCAGACGATCATCGTGCGGGGGAGCGGCGACTTGACGCCCGACGACGCCCGGTTCCTCGGCGAGATCGTGGCCGCGGCCAAGCGGAAGTACGAGGCCGAGCACGGTCCGGCCGCCGGAGAGGAGTCGTGCCTGACCCACGTGAAGGGCGCCTGCGACGGCACGACCCCCGACTGCGTGTTCCCCACCCCGGGCACAGGCCGCCGCCGCAGGCTCCGCGTGCTGCTGAACCGGCTGAACAACGGCATCCCGCTGACCGCCGACGAGGCGCAGGCGCTCACCCGCCACGTGGCCACGGAGATCTGCGACGCGAACGACGGGCGCAAGGAGGTGCAGCGCCTCGGCGAGCGGCTTCGTACGGCCCGCGAGGACACGGCGACCGCCGACCGGATCCGGGCTGAGGCGCAGCGCGACCGCGACCAACACGCCGCCGTACTCCGCGAAGTGCTCAGCCACTTCGTCCACAAGGGACACCCCGGCGAGCCGTGCCTTCAGACCGGGTGGATCAGCGAGAAGACCGTGGCGAAGTGGCGCAGCGTGGTCGCGCCGACCGTCGAGCGGCCGTGGTGGAAGCAGGTCGCCGAGGCCCGTGACGAGCTGGCCGAGGCGCAGGCCGCCATCGAGCGCGTGCGCGCGGTCTGCGCGGACCCGAACCACAGCAACATGATCCTTACGCGCAACGTCCTCGCCGCCCTCGACGGCGCCGAGCAGCCCACCACGGAGCCCGCCGCCAAGCTGCCCCGCCTCGGCACCACGGAGGGGAAGTGAGCGCCGAGGTCAAGACGTTCGCCGCGGTCGCCGTCCTCGGCTGGATCATCACCGCGGCCGCCGTCGTGTCCATGGTCCTCGGCAACCCGACCGCCATCAACGGCGTGATCGGTGCAGGCGTGGGCTCGGCCGCCTTCACCGCGGCGGCCGTCGTCATGCACCGGCAAGACGCCCGCTGACGCAGGCCAGACGCCCCGTCACCCCGTCCGACGACGGCGACCGACGGGGCGTCGTCACATCCCCTTGTAGATCTTCCACGCCCGGGAACGGTCCGTCCCGATCACCTCGGCCACCTCCGGGAAGTCCATCCCGTACTGCTCATGCATCACCGCCACCGCCTGCTGACGGATCGCCTTCGGGAGCCCCTTCTCCGCCGTCCACTCCCGCAGCACCAGACCAGCCGCGACCGCCCGAACCGCCGTGTCCTCGATGCCCTCCAGCAGGCGCAGCGCGGCGCGCACCGCCTCGAAGACACGGTCCGCCTCGACCCGAGCCCGCTCGTTCACCTCGTCAGCCACGACACACACCTCCCCGCCGGAGCGTAGGTCTGCACACGCGGCACGGTGTCTAGTACAGTCAACGGTGTCTAGTACTGGACACCGCGTCAGGACGGGCCGACGACGCCCGACGACGCCCCACAACTACATCGAGCCCCGGCGGTGCTGCGAACACCAACCGAGGCTCTGACCACAGGAGAGTGACCTCCAATGGCTGACCGCAGCGTACCTGTCCACCTCGGCGGTGACCGCTGATGTTCTTCAACCGCCGCGAGATGACCGAGCTGGCCGCCGACCGCGAGGTGCAGGCCGCCCAAGCCCTCGCCGACGCCGAGTCCTACCCGACCGGATCGACTGAGGCCCGCTTCGCCACACAGACCGCAGCCGAACTCCGCGACCACGCGAACCAACTGCGCCACGGCATCAACCCCTACGAGGACGACGCCGAACTGTGGATCCCGCGAAGGGACGGCCACTGATGGACACCACGCCCCGCAGCAGCGGGCTCGGACTCGCCGTCGGCGCAGCGACCCTCATCACCGGAATCACGGGCATCGCGTTCTGGCTGTCGTACCACCACCTGCACGACGTCGCCGCCCACAACGGCCTCGGCATCGACCCCGCCCGCGCATGGGCCTGGCCCGCCGTCCTCGACCTCTTCTACCTCGCAGGCGAGCTGCTCATCCTGCGCGCCTCCTACCTGCGCACCGTCGACTGGTGGGCGATCGCCCTCACCGCGCTCGGCGCCCTCGGCTCGATCGGGCTGAACGTGGCCGGCGTCGGCGTCGACAAGCCCGCGCTTCAGTACGTGGTCGCCGCGGTCCCGCCCGTCGCCGCCCTGTTCGCGTTCGGCGCGCTCATGCGCCAGCTGCACGTCTGGTTCGGCACCCGGGCGACGACGCAGGTCGCGCCCGTCGTCACCGTCGAACGCGTGGCCGCCCCGCCGATGCCCGAGCAGGCCCCCGCGGTCCCGCCCGCCGAGGAGCCCCGCCCCGAGCTGGAGCCCGCGCCCGAGGAGAAGCGACCGGAGCGACCGTCCCTCGAGGAACAGGTCCGGACCATCCGCTACAGCGACCCACGCTGTGCCGTCATCCGCGCCCTGTACGACTCCGGGTTCCGGCCCACCACGACCGAGATGAAGACCGCCGTCGAGGAGGCCCGCCTCATCGCACCGGGCGGATCGACACTGCGCGGCGTCCTGCGGGCTGAAGTCGAGAAGCACGAGCCGCACTTGGCCGCTCTGCCCACCCGGCCGACACCGCTCCACCGCGCGGGCTGAGCCGTCATGGTCGCCGTGTTCTTCGTGCTCGCGGCCCTCGCCGGGCTCACCGGCCTCGCCCTCGTGGACTGGCGCACCGTGCCGCCCGTCCTCGGCACGGGCGCCCTCGTCCTGACCCTCGCGGCGCTCGGCGTCGCCGTCCTCCGCTGAAGGACCCTCGCATGACCTACCTGACCATCGGCGGCGTCACCGTCGGACTGATGATCCTCGCCCACTTCGTCACCCACTGGTGGCCCGGCCGCAAGGCCCTCATGAAGGACCCCGTCCGCCACGCCTCCGAGCTCGCCCCGTTCCTCGCCGCGTGGGCGTACGGCGCCCTCGCTGTCCTCGGCATCGGCGGGCTGATCGGATGGGCCGCCCGCACCGCCGTGTGGATCTCCTCGTGGCTCGGAGACGTCGCCCTCGTCTGGGGCGTGGGCACGGACGCAGGGCAGCGCGCGGGCGGCGCCGTGTACCTGCCTCTCACCCAGACCGGCGGCGCCCTCGTCCTGATCCTCACCGTGATCGTGGTCGCGGCGGCGAAGAAGTCGAAGCACGGTGCAGCGATCAGCCGTGGCGCCTGGTGCGGGATGCTGCTCGGCACCTCAGCCGGGGTCGCCGGGTTCGCTGCGGTGCCACTCGCGACGGCCGCGAACTGGCTCGGCGGCACGGTGTACGGGGTGATCGTGTGAGCGCCGACCAGGAGCCGGAGGAGGAGCGCTCGCCGCTCGCTGGGGCGTGCGTCCTCGTGGTGCTCGGCGGGGTGGTGGTGGCTGCCGCGTTCGCCTACGACCAAGCGGCCGGGGTGCTGCTCGTGGTCGTTGCGGGGGTGGTCGCGCTGTGGCGCAGCGCCCGCCGTAAAGGTACGGACCTACCCCTCCCCTCCCCCACCGAGAGGGGCCCCGATTCCGACGAACGCGCACGTCGCAGGGCTGCGAAAGCGAAAGTAGCCATGGACCCGAACGGGGTTATGTGCATCATGCACCCGCCCGCCGTCGCGCCTGAGATCGCACCGGAAGACGACGAGGAGACCGAACGCCGCCGCCTCCAGGCCGTCCTGAACCGCGTCTTCCCCCTCGCACGGCGGGGAGGTGACGACCGATGATCCGACGCCTCCTCGCTGCCACCTACGACTACTGCACGGTGTGCGGCTGGTGGGTCAAGGACTGCGGCCACCCGCAGAACTGACCCCGACTGTCAGACCCCCGCGCTACGGTGGTCGTCGTCATAGAGGCCCGCGTTTCCTCCCCCGGGGCGCGGGCCTCACCCATGCCCGCCATGGCACGATGCCCCCTCAGCCACACCACCATGGGGGGAACCATGCGCACCACGACCACGCTCGCGGCCACCGCCGCCGCACTCCTCGCGCTCACCGCCTGCACCTCGGGCAGCGACGACAACGCCGACGAGAAGCCCAGCGCCTCAGCCACCGTCGAGCAGCCGACCACCACCCCGACCAACACCCCCGCGCCGGCCGACGCCGCCGAGCTGGAGCGCGCCGCCGGGACGTACACCGACCTGTACTTCGCAGGCGAGGGCAAGCCCGCGTACGCCTTCCTGTCGAAGCGCTGCAAGGGGCAGGTGGACGAGGCGCTGTACCAAGCGACCATCGAGCAGGCCGCCAAGGACTACGGGGCCGACCACCCGGCCACAGACGTACACGCCACCGTCTCCGGCGACATGGGCCGCGTCTCGTACAAGGTGAAGGGCCTCCCCAAGTTCGACCAGCAGGCGCAGCCGTGGACGCGTGAGGGCGGCGACTGGAAGTACGACGCCTGCTGACACAGCGGGCTCACTCCGGGACGATGGACCTATGAGCGAGAGCATCGGCCCACGCGAGTTCCGCGCCCACGCGGCCGGAGAGATGTACTGGGCCCGGAAGGGGCTGGAGTCCGCTGCCGCGACCGTCGGACCGGTCCTGCGCGACATGGCTGCCGCGTGGGACGCAGCATGCGCGCAGGAGATCGCAGGGCACCCCAGCCTCGCCGAGCTGAACGTCCAGCTGGACGGCTTCTACGGAACGGACTGACCCGCACCCTGAACGCCCCGTCGACCAGCGTCGGCGGGGCGTCGTCGTCCCCGCGAATTGCAGCCCCCAAGATCCTGGCCCGCCGAAAATCCGTACCGTCCCTGCCAGGGAGGTGACGGCATGGCGACCAGACAGAACGCACTCATCGCGGAACAGCGCGAAGACGAAGTGGTGTTGCTCTACACCCGCGACCGCCTCACCTTCCGCGAGATCGCCGAACGCATCGGCGCCGACGTCAAGAACACCCACGCGGCATGGAAGCGCGGCCGGGCCCGCCTGCACCAGGAAGCCGCCGACTCCTTCGGCGCGATGGTCGGCGAGCAGCTGGCCACCTGCAAGGAAGTGATCGACCGGCTGATGCCGATCCTCGTTGCGGGCGGCATGCCCGGCACGAAGGCGGCCGAGGCCATAGTCCGGGCCATGGACCACGAGGCCAAGCTCTTGGGCCTGTACGCCCCCGTGAAGACCAACGTCACCATCACCGACGAGATGACCGCCCGCGTCAAGGCGCTGGCGGACGAGATCGCGCAGCTGGAGGAGACATGAGCGAGACCACCCCCGACGGCCCGCCGGCCCCGCCGGACGAGACCCCGATTCCCGATGAGGACCCCGGCACGCCGACCCCCGACCCCGACCCCACGCCCGACCCCGACCCCGAGCCGGGTGGCGAGACGGACCCCGAGTTCTGCACCTCGCAGTACCCCAAGGACCCGACGATCACCTGCGAACTGCCGTACGGCCACAGCGACCGCATGATTCACCGCCGCGCCCTCGGCCCCGACCAGCCGTACTACGAGTGGGAGTAGCCCAGCAGTGCCCGCCCTCGACCTCGACGCCAAGCTGGCCGGCCTGTCGCCGGCCGAGCTTGAGCTGCTCGAAACCGAGCTGGCGGCACGCCTGTGGCAGAAGCGGTGGGGCCGGTGGAAGCCGTACCCGTGGCAGGTGCCGCCCGCGGAAATCCCCACGCTGGGCTGGTGGTTGCAGCTCGGCGGCCGTGGCACCGGCAAGACCGACGGGTGCGCCCGCTACATGGTGGAGCACGTCAACGGCCCGCCCTGCGACCCTCGGCTGCGCGGCGGCCACCGCATGGCCATCATCGCCCCGACGCAGGGAGACGCCGTCGAGGCCTGCGTCAACGGCCCCAGCGGGTTGAAGGCCCACGACCCGCGGGTGGTCCTGCGCACCACGGCCGGCGGCACGTTCGCGCGCTGGCCGTCCGGCGCCGAGGCCAAGCTGTTCGGCAGCCACACCCCCGACGACGTCGAGCGCCTTCGTGCCGGTGGTAACCGGTGCCTCGTGTGGATGGAAGAGGTCGCGGCGCAGCGGCGGCTGAAGGAGGCCATCACCCACTCGGAGATGGGCCTTCGCCTCGGCAGCAACCCGCACTACATCGGCTCGACGACGCCGAAGCCGCGTACCGAGTTGATCGAGCTGACCAAGAGCGACAAGGTCGCCGTGACCCGCGGCAAGACGAAGGACGCGATCCACCTCCCCGAAGAGCAGCGCCTCCACCTGATCCGGAAGTACGCCGGGACGAGGATCGCGGCGCAGGAGCTGGACGGGATCCTGCTGGAGGACATCGAGGGCGCCCTGTGGTCCATCGGCGGCCTCGACAAGGCGCGCGTCGGCGCGGCACCCCCGCTGGCCAGCGTCGTCGTCGCCATGGACCCCGCCGCTACGTCCGGCGAGGAGTCCGACGAGATGGGCATCATCGTGGCCGGGCGCGGCCAGCAGTACATCCCGGACCGCAACGGCTTCCAGCGGCAGCACGGGTACGCCATCGACGACCTGTCCGGCCGCATGCCCCCGATCGAGGCTGCCCGCACAGCGATCCGCGCGTACCACGAGCACCGGGCCGACGCGATCGTGGCCGAGGTCAACAACGGCGGCGAGTGGATCGGCACCGTCATCCGACAGATCGACCCCACCGTCAACTACCGCACGGTCACGGCCTCGCGGGGCAAGGTCACCCGGGCCGAGCCGGTGGCCGCGCTCACCGACCAGGGCAGCGCCCACATCGTCGGCAGCCTGCCCGAGCTGGAAGAGCAGCTGACCACGTGGGTGCCGGGCGACGACTCCCCGGACCGCCTCGACGCCTACGTGTGGGCCCTCACTGATCTCATGCTCGCGCCCGCGGGCAACATGGCCGGATAGGAGACGACGCAGATGGGACGCCTTGCAGACGCGTGGGCGGGACTGACGAAGCGGTCCGCGCTCGACGCCGTACGCGAGCAGCGGCCAGTGACGTTCGCGTCCGCCGACTACGCCCGCAGCCTCACCCTCGACCTCGACGCCGAGTCCCGCGGCTGGACGCACTCCGCCGTGGCGTACCGGGCCGTCGCGCAGATCTCCGACAACGGCTCCGGCGTGCCCCTGGTGATCCGGAAGCCGGATGGATCGATCGACGAGCAGCACAACATCGTGCGGCTGCTGAACAAGCGGCCCAACCCGCAGATGTCGTCAGCTCGCACGCTGAAGTCGGTGTGGCTCCAGCAGCTCCAGCTGGCCGGTAAGAGCTTCGCGTTCTGCGACCGTGGCGACAGCCTGGAGCCGGACGCCGAGGTGCTGGGCATCTACCCGGTGTACGACCCGGTGGAGGTGTTCGTGGCCCGCCGTGAGGGCGACGACCCGCGGCCGGCCGACGTCATCGGCTACATCATCAACCGGGCCGACGGTGTGCGCGTTCCGGTGCTGCCGGACGAGATGCTGTGGTTCCGGTTCCCTCACCCGTTCGATCCGCTGCTGTCCGTGGCCCCGTGGAAGGCCGCCAGGCACGCGGTAGATGTCGACGCCTTCGCCCGGGAGTGGCAGCGCTCCAGCTTGGAGAACGGGGCGCAGCCCGGCGGCGTCGTCTACCTCGGCCAGATGAGCCCCGAGGACTTCGCCAAGGCCAAGGCGTCGTTCCGCAGCACCGTGGAGGGCCCGGAGAACGCCCGCCGTCACCTGCTGGTCGCCTCGCCTCCCAACTCGCAGGGCAAGGGCGTCGAGTACGTCCGCCTTGGCCTGACCGCCGAGGAGGTCTCCTACCTGGAGACCCGCGTTCAGTCCGCGGAGGAGGTCATGCTGGCGTTCGGCGTGCCGCGAGACCTTCTCATGGGCGGGGTGACGTACGAGAACCGGTCGGCGTCCAAGACGGCGCTGTGGTCGGACACGATCGTGCCGCTGCTGGAGATCATCGCCTCGGAGATCGACCGCGTCCTACTGCCCGACGACAGTGAGGAGGCCGAGTTCGACTTCAGCGGGATCGACGCGCTCCAGGAGGCGCAGGACTCCGTCGCCAACCGGCTGCGGGCCCTGGTGTACGCGGACGTTGCGATGATCGACGAGGCGCGCGCCGAGCTGGGCATGGCCCCGCTGCCCGGCGGCATCGGCGAGAACACCCTCACCCCCTACCGGGCGCAGTTCGCCCCCGTGCAGGGCGCCCCGGCCGCGGACTCGGCCCGGTCGTGGGACGCCGACTTCTCCCGCATCCCTGCCCCGACGACGCCCGACCTTGCCGTCCTCGTCCGACAGGCCGTCGCCGAGATGGTGCCCGCCGTCGTCGCAGCGTTGACGCAGGCAGACGCCCGTCCGGCACCCCGTCGTCTGGCACTGGAGCGCGCTGACGACACCCCGTCGTCGCCGTCTGTCGACGAGGTCAACGCCGCCTATGACGAGCTGGAGGGCGGCGCCCGCAGCACCGTGCGGGCCCTGGCGAAGGAGCAACGGGACCGCGTGTTGCGCGACTTCGACCGGCTGATGAGCAAGCCGCAGCGGTCCACGGCGTGGCTGGAGGAGACCCGGGCGCACGCCGCGTCGCTGGCCCGCGAGGGCACCGTCACGCTCGCCGTGCCCGACGGCGACGTGGTGCCGGCGGCCCGCATGTCGGAGCTGGGCATCGCGCAGGGCCCGGACGGGTGGGAGGAACGGATCAAGGTCCGGGAGATCTTCGACCCGAAGTACTGGCGGCGGCGCACTGCGGTGGTGCTGCGGCCCCTGGTTGAGCGGGCGTGGCGTCGTGGAGGTGCCACGATCACCGGCTCGTTCGACCTCGACGAGCCCGCCGTGGCCGAGGCGCTGGACGCCCGTGTCGAGGAGCTGGCCGGGCAGGTGACGGCGACGACCGAGGCGGTGCTCCGCTCGCAGCTCCTGGCGCACGGTGTCGCCGAGGGCGAGTCGGTGCCCGAGCTGCGCGCCCGGATCCAGTCCGTGTTCGCGGACCTGTCCGGCTACCGGGCGACGATGATCGCCCGCACGGAGTCGGTGGGCGGGTACAACGCGGCGGCGCACGTGGCCGCCCTCGACGCTGGCGCCACCCGCAAGACGTGGCTGTCCACGGACGACACCCGCACCCGCCGCACGCACCGGGCGGCGCAGGGCAACTCGGTCGCGATGAACAAGCGGTTCGAGCTGACCGAGTCTCGCTGGCCGTGTGACCCGGTCGCCCCGGCCAACCAGTCGATCCAGTGCCGGTGCGCCCTCACCTTCGAGTTCGAGGAGTCCTGACCATGCCCACGCTGATGAGCGGCGAGATCCCGTGCGTCCTCCAGGCCGCGGGGATGCAGCAGTACACCGGCGCCTACCGGCCCAAGGGCGTGCCCCTGCACGAGGTGCGGCGCGGCCCGTACGACGGCACCCGCGCGGCCGTCCTGCTGACGAACGGGGCACCCCCCGAGCGGCTGTCCTTCAAGGGCGGCCGGTTCGTGTACGAGCTGGACACCGTCCTCGACGGCATCGCCACCTACCGGTATGCGCCGAAGCGGTCGGCGCTGCACCGCGAGTTGATGGACGGCGTGGCCGAGGCCTACGCCGAGCACGCCCTGAAGGCCAAGGGAGGCCAGTGATGGACCTGGAACTGCGCACGCTGGAAGACGTCGAGTGGCGGGTGGCCGACGACGCCGAGGGCACCTTCGAGGGTGTCGCCTGCCGCTTCAACAAGGTCGACTCGTACGGGACGACGTTCCACCCGGGCTGCTTCCGGAAGGGCGGCCTCGACAAGAAGCCCTACTCGCTGCTGTTCATGCACGACCCGACCCGGCCCATCGGCACGTTCCGGGCCGAGGAGCGCGACGACCACCTGTTCATCACCGGCCGGTACGACGACACCGCTGCCGGCCAGGATGCGCGCGCCATGGCCCGCAGCGGCTCCGCTCCGGAGCTGTCGGTGGGGTTCGTGCGCACGGACCTGCCGGACTGGAAGAAGCTCGCCGAGCTGTCCGAGGAGGACTTCGCCGAGAAGATGAAGAACATCCGCGGCGCCCGCCTCGTCGAGACGTCGCAGATCACCGCGCGCATGGCGGCGGTCCCGGGCTCGAAGCTCAAGACGGTGCGGGCCGCGCTCGGCGAGCTGTACGCGGAGCAGCCGGAGGCACGCCTCGAAGAGCAGGTGGCGGCCGAGCGGGTGCGCAGGGCGGCGCAGATCCGTCGTCGGCGCGCGGCGGCGCTGCTCGGTCTGGCGTCGGCGGGCGGTGCGTGATGGGCCGCTTCAAGTCGCGCGCTCAGTGGCGTTGGGCGTTCGCCAACCGCATGCCGTGGGCGCGGAAGTGGGCCCACCGCAACCAGGACTCCGCGCCGTACCGCAGCCTGCCCCGACGGACGGGGCGTCGGGGGCGACGACGCAGCTAGACGCCCGTCGTCGAAGCGAATTGCAGCCCCCACCCACACGACACACGAGAATCGATCTACCCTCCCCTCATCCGGGCCGCTCGTACCGGACGTAAAAGCCGCGAGCATGCCGGGCGCGATCCACCGGCCGTGACAGACGGACGCAGACACCCAGACATCTGGGCGGCTGCGAGCCGTCCACGGACCGAAAGGACGCGATCATGGGCAACTCTGCTCAACTGCGCCCCGTCGGATACCGCAAGGGCCGCGCCGCCCGAGGCGAGGACCCCGCCAAGCGGTACCCCTTCTACCGGATCGCGGGCGGCGCTCCGACGCTGCTTGAGCAGCGCGAGACGATCGAAGCGCAGCTCGCCGACCCGGACTTCGACGGCGACGAGGACGAGCTTCTGTCCCGGGCCGCCGAACTCACGGAGAAGATCAAGAAGGCGAACGAGCGGGCCGAGGCCCGCCGTCAGCTCCTCGCGGCCAACCCGCCCGAGCCCGGCAACGCCCCGGCCCCCGGTGGCGGCAGTGGCGGCGGTGCTGAGCGGCCGGGCGAGCAGCCCGAGCAGCGCGGCGGCCACGTCCCGATCCTCGACATGGCCGAGCGGTTCGTGAAGGCCGATGGCCTCGCCGCGTTCCGCTCCAAGCTGTCCGGCCAGGTTCGCGTCCAGGCCGATGACCTCGACACCCGCGCCCTCGTCACGACGACCACCTACCCGGTCACCACGACCCGGGTCCCCGGCGTCCTGCGCGAGCCGGAGCGCACGTTCCGCGTCGCCGACCTCCTCGACCGGCAGACCACCTCGGGTGGCGCCATCGAGTACGTGCGCGAGCTGGTGTTCACCAACTCGGCCGCGGTCGTCGCGGAAGGCGCGGCCAAGCCGGAGTCGACGATCACCTTCGACACGGTCTCCACGACCACGAAGACCGTCGCCCACTGGCTGAACATCACGCGCCAGGCCGCGGACGACGACGGCCAGCTGATGGGCTACATCCGGGGCCGTCTCACCACGGGACTTGAGCTCAAGATCGACGCCCAGATCCTCAACGGCACGGGCACAAGCTCGCAGCTCCAGGGCATCATGACCGCGACCGGCGTCCAGGTGTACGCCCCGGCCACGGCCGAAGAGGGCGACTCCAACCTGATCCGCCTCCGCAAGGCGCGCACCCTCGTCGAGCTGTCGGAGCGCACCCCGGACGGCGTGATCCTCCACCCGATCGACTGGCAGAACGTCGAGCTGGACACCGACGACACCGCACGCTTCCGCGTCGTGTCGAACGTGCAGGAAGTCGCGCCGGCCCGGATCTGGGGGATGCGCGTCATCTCCACCACGGCCATGACGCAGAACAGCTTCCTGGTCGGCGGGTTCCGTGAGGGCGCCACCCTGTGGGAGCGGCAGGGGATCACGATCCTCATGACCGACTCTCACGCCTCGAACTTCACCAGCAACATCCTGACGCTGCTCGTTGAGGCGCGGCTGGAGGTTGCGGTGCACACCCCGCGCGCCTTCGTGAAGGGCACGTTCGGCGACCCGACGCCGTAACCGGCGCCCCATCCCCATCACGACGAGCAGACGGGAGAACACGCTCATGGCAGCACGTAGCAGCAAGCCCGCCGAGGAGACGCCCGAGCAGCCGCAGGCGCCGATGCAGGCGGTACGGCCACAGCAGTACAGCGGCGGCGAGGGCTGGGAGCTGGGGCAGACGGCCCCGGAGGACCGGTTCCGGCAGCTCGACGACGACGGCCAGTTCGTCGGCGAGGCACAGTCGAAGGTCAGCGGCGGCGGCCGGTGGGTGCAGGTCGTCACCAAGGGCTCGCCCATCACCCCGGACGTCGTGCGCGGTCTCGCGCCGGCCGAGGAGGAGCAGTCCGACGGTGGTGACGCCTGATGGCGCGCCGCTTCACTGCCGCCGACGGGTGGAAGGAAGGCGCCCCGGCCACGGCCGACGCCTTCCGCGCCCTCGGCGAGGACAACCAGACCCCGGACGGCCCGGTCGTCGACACGCACCCCGGCCGGTACGCGCGGCTGATCGTCGCCAAGGGGCAGACCGTCACGGCCGACATCCTCGCTGAGCTGCGGTCCGCTCCGGCCCCCGACGACGGCGAGGAGCAGCCCGCCACGTCCACGGAGACGGAGAAGGGCTGACCCATGGCGTACTGCACGATCGAGGCCGCGAAGAACGCGGGGTGCACCGGCGATGACGCCGTTGTCGCCGCGTGGATCGCTGCTGCCCAAGAGGCGATCGAGCGGTACACCCAGCAGTGTTTCGAACCAACTGACCTGGTGGTGGTGGCGGATGTCGGCGCGGATGGACTGGTCATCCTTCCGCGCCGCGTCCGCCAAATCACCTCGGTCATGCCCGTCCTGGAGGCCGACGACGGGCCGTCTATCCCGTCGTCGGCGTACCGGGTCACCTCGGCCGACGTCCTCGGCCAGATCGACGCCGTACGCCTCTTCGACACCGGCTATGACGACCTGATCGCGGGTGCCGAGTCGTGGAACGGCGGATGGGCCGGCCTGTTCTCCCGGTGGGGAGCCGAACAGGTCAAGTTGGTTGGCGAGTTCGGGTTCGCCGAGGTGCCGTTCCTGATCTCGCAGGCATGCGCCCTCCTCGCCGCTCACCTCCAGGCCGAGGCATCGCCGTCGGACGCGGACGCCGAGCAGGACCCGTCCCTTCAGGTGGACGACGAGGGCAACAACGTCGCCATCGAGGACTCCGACGACGACGCCCCGACGACGCCCGTCGATCCGTGGGCGTCGACTGGATCGACGCAGGTAGACGGCCTCGTGGCGGGCTACCTGAACCGCGCTCCCGTGATCGGGGGTGTGTGATGGTTCGGGTCAGTCGACGGGTCGGGATGCGGATGCGGGCCGAGGCCACGGCCACGGTCAACACCCGCGCCTACGAACGCGGCCTGCGCCGAGTCTTCGGCCGTATGTCGGACGACGTGAAGCGCGCCGTGGACCGGACCCGAATCGACGTGCAGAACGAGGCGCGTCGCCGGGCCCCGGTGGACACCGGCCGCCTGCGGTCGTCGATCGTCTCGCGGGCTGAGGGGGGCGGTCGGAGTCTCGGGTACGTCGTGGGCTCGAACGTGAACTATGCGGCGGCCGTCGAGTACGGGACCGCCCCGCACGTCATCAAGCCCAAGTACAAGCAGGCGTTGTACTGGCCGGGGGCCGCGCACCCTGTGGCGCAGGTCAACCACCCCGGTACGAAGGCTCAGCCGTTCCTGCGCCCCGCGATCGAGATGACGCCCATTTTCTGGCGGGCGCACGCCTCGCAGATCGGGAGGCGCTGATGGCTGCCTCGACGTCCGGCGCGATCAAGGCCCGGCTGGAGTCCCTCGCCTTCGGCGTGCCCGTCTTCCGCGACGGCCCCCGCGAGGGACAGGCCGAGCCGTTCATCGTCGTGCAGGAAGGCATGCCCGCCGGCCTCGACCTCACCGCCAACGGGGACTTCGGCGACCCGACGGCCGAGGTCAACATCGTGGAGACCGTCGTCGTCGACCTGGTGCAGCAGGCCCGCGTGAAGACCGGTGCACGCACGACGAAGGTGACCGAGCGGTACGGCCTCGCCGAGGCGATCGCTCACGCCCTGCACGGCTGCACCCTGCCCGCCCACCCGGCGAAGGTCACCGCGGTCCGCGTCACCGACATCGACCGTATCCCCATCGCCGACAACAAGGTCCGCCACTCGATCACCGTGCAGATCAACCGCGAGCTGCTGCGCGAGGAGGTGGTCCCGCAGTGAAGGTCACCTACACCCAGACCTCCCGCGACGAGGCGGTCACCGCGCTCGGCCCCCACTGGCCGGCCCGCCCCGGCGCGACCGTGGCCCTGATCGGGGAGACCGTCGCCGTCACGCATGGCGCCCTGTCCGTGAACGACGCCGACGGACAGCCCGGCATCACGTGGTGGGTGGCTGACGGGCTGATCGTCCCGCAGGACGCCGGGCCCGCCCCTCAACTGCCGGGCTGCCGCCTGGAGACCGTCCCCGAACCCACAGTCGACGACGCCCCACCCCTCACGTAAGGGCCGGACCCCGGCACCAGGAAGGAACCCAAGATGCCCATCTCCCGAGTGACGAAGGTCTACGCGATTCAGGACGCGAAGATCGCGCCCCTGACCTCCGACCCCGTCGGCGGCCCGGCCGTGTACGGCGCCCTGATCGACGTGCCCGGCATCAAGTCGTTCGAGATCTCCGGCGACGTCGAGGTCAAGCAGCTGCGCGGCGACAACACCAAGCTGGCCACCAACAGCAGCATCACGAACATCCAGGTAGCGATCACCCACGCCAAGCTGTCGCTGGACGTGCTGGTCGCGATCCTCGGCGGCACGGTCACCGACTCCGGCACCGGCTCGACCGAGGTGTCCACGTGGGACCTGACCGGCGCCAACGCCACTATGCCGCCCTTCAAACTCGAAGGGGTCACCCCGCCGAACGGTGTCGACATCGTCGGCGGTGACATGCACGTCGTGCTGCACAAGCTGTCGCTCTCCGCGTTCCCGGACCTCGGGTTCGCCGAGGAGGACTACCGCATCGCGAGCTTCACCGCGGACGCCGATCCGCTGATCGCCAACAACAAGTGGATCTCGATCGTCCTCAACGAGACCGCCGCGGCGATCGCCTGATCTCCGGTCGGGCGCGGTCTCGCTCAGCGCGCCCGACCGGCCACCTCCCCATCCGCAGGCCGAAACCCGGCACTCACAGAGGGAACCACCACCATGACCACAGGACTTGACCTGCTCGCCAGCGGCGCGAGCATCGCCCTCACCGACGGAACCGAGGTGAGCCTGCGCTACCCGATGCGCGCCATCGCCCTGCTGGAGGCCCGCTACGGTTCCATCGCCGCAGTGCAGTCCGCCATCGACAGCACCGGCCAGGGCGCCGCGTACGGGCCGATCGTGCAGCTCCTCGGCGCAGGGTGCCTCGGCCCCGGCGGATTCGAACCGCACTTCCGGGAGCACCAGGACGCGAAGGGGCAGCGGCGCATCGCGGGCGACATCAACTACCGGCGCCGCACGGACGGCGCGGACCTTGCGGACCTCCTCCACCCGGGCCGTATCGGCGAATACGTCAAGGCGTGGGAGACCGCGTTCACGAAGGCGCTGGAGGCCCTGGGAAACGACGACGCCCCGAACACCAGCGGGGCGCCGATCGAGACGGTTTCCCCTGGTCTCAGCTCTACTACCTCGCCGTCGGTGCCCTCCACATTCCTCCCGGCGACTTCTGGGACATGACGCTCTGCCAGCTGCTGACGCTGGCCGACGAGTACCAGGCCGCCCACCAGACCGGCGGCACCCGCCCCACCCCGTCCGACAGCGGACCCGGCCTCCTGGCCATGGCCGCAATGCAGTAGCCGCCCCGAGGAGGTGACCGTGGCCGACGACATCAACCTGCCGAATCTCGTCTCCCACCTGAACGTCAACCTCGACGGGCTGAACGGCACGGCCGCCGACGCCGCCCGGCAGGGCTCCTCCGTCGGCGCCGCGCTCGGCGGCGGGATCCAGCGCGAACTTCAGGGCCTGCTCGCGCACCTCCCGGACATCCCGATCGACGCCAACTCCGACGAGGTTGACCGGGATCTGGCCCGGGTCCGGGCGCAGCTGGACGAACTGTCGAACCAGCGCATCGGCGTAGACGTGTCGATCGACCAGGCGCTGCGGCAGATCGGCGAGCTGACCCCGCACCTCCAGCGTCTCGGCGACACCCACCCGGACATCAACGTACAGGTCTCGGCCCGAGGCACGGCGAGGCAGCTCGACGAGATCCTCGCCGCTGCCCGCCGTGTCGACGACGTGGACCCCGAGATCAACGTCACCGTGGACGAGGACCGGCCGCGGCGTCTCCTCGGTCTCCTCGGCCGGATGGGCTCGACGGGCGCGGGGGCCGGTGCGTCGATCGCAGCCGGGTTCGGGAAGGCGTCGGCGGCGATCGGCTCGGCGGTCCCGCTACTGAGCAGCGTCGTCACCACCCTGGCCAACGTCGCACCGGCCGCCGGTGTCGCGGTCACCGGGCTGGCGGCAGTGCAGCTGGCGTCCGGCACGGTCAAGCTGGCCGCAGTCGGCATGGACGACGCGCTGACGGCAGCGCTGGATCCGAGCAAGGCCAAGGACTTCGACGAAGCACTGAAGAAGCTGTCCCCGAACGCGGCGAAGTTCGCCACGACAGTGCGGGACATGGGCCCGGCTCTGCGCGAGGTGCAGCAGTCGGTTCAGAACGAGGTGTTCCGCGGCCTCGCTATCAACCTAGAGCGAACCGCCAAGTCCGTGTTGCCGGTGCTGCGGACGAACCTGCTCTCCACGGCGACGGCGCTCGGGGACATGGCGGCCGGCGTCCTGGGCTCGGCGAAGGAACTCGCGGACAACGGCACCTTGGGCAAGGCGCTGAAGTCGGCGTCCACGGGCCTGCGGAACCTGTCGGGTACGCCTGGCGTGGTGGTCACGGCACTGGGGCAGATCGCCGCGGCGGCCGGCCCCAGCTTCGAGTCGCTGACGGATGGTGCGGCGCATGCGGCAGCGCGCATCGGGGAGCGGCTGGGCAGCGCGTTCGAGTCGGGTGCGATGCAGGACGCCATCGAGCACGCGATGGATCTCCTCGGCCAGCTGATCACGGTGGGCGCGAACGTCGGGAAGGTCATCGGCGGGATCTTCAACGCTGTGCCCGAGGGCGGCGGCGGAATGATCAGCGTCCTCCAGGACGTCACCGCCGAACTTGCGAAGATCGTCAACACGCAGGGAGTTCAGGAAGGCCTCGGAGCGCTCTTCCAGGTGATGGGCACTCTCGGCGCCACCGTGGCCCCCCTGCTGGGTCAGGCACTGGCCGCCATCGCCCCCGTACTCACCGCACTCGGGCCGCCCGTCGAGACCCTTATCACCGCCCTCGGCGGCGCCCTGTCCCCGATCATCACTGCTCTCGGTCCGGTCCTCGTGTCGGCGGCCGGGGCGGTCGGATCGCTCGTCGAGGCCGTGGCCCCGCTGCTGCCGGTGATCGGCGATCTGGTGGCGAGCCTGCTGCCCGCGCTGACCCCGCTCCTCGACGCGGCGCAGACCGTGTTCGAGGCCATGGCACCCGTGGTCGCCGACCTCGCCTCGATCCTGGCGCAGACCCTCGCGCCGATCATCGCCCAACTGCCCGCCCTGATCCAGCCGCTGGCCGACCTGATGAGCGCGCAGCTTGTCGCCGTCTTCCAGCTCCTCGGCCAGACCCTGATCGAGGTCGGGCCGAGCCTGGTGCAGCTCGGCGTTGCGGCCGGGCAGCTGCTCGTTGCCGCGACACCGCTGATCACGCTGGTGACGCAGCTCGCGGTGCAGATGCTCCAGCAGCTGGTCCCCGCCCTGGTGCCCGTGATCGGGTTCGTGGGCGACCTTGCCGCGATGTTCGCCGGAAGCCTCGCCGCGACGATCACGAACGTCGTGATTCCCGCCGTGCAGATCATCAGCGACCTGCTGAGGGGCGACTTCTCCGGCGCTACGACCCGGGCGTGGCAGGCCGTGCAGAACATGTCCGACAAGGTGACCCGCCTGCTGGGTGATCTGGCGGGCAGGGCACGGTCGGCGCTGTCCTCGCTCGGCTCGGCGCTGGTCGGGAAGATGAACGAGGCGGGCGCGTCGCTGCGGTCGGCGGCGGCACGGAAGATCGACGAGGCCAAGGCGCAGATCGGGAAGCTGCCCGGGGCGGCACGCTCGGCGCTCGGCAACCTCGGCGGTGTCCTGGCCTCGGCTGGTGCGTCGCTGATCTCCGGGTTCATCTCCGGGATCCAGTCGAAGATCCCCAGCGTGAAGGGCGTCCTCAATACCCTCACCGGCAACCTCGCGGACTGGAAGGGCCCGAAGGCCAAGGACGCGAAGATCCTCACCCCGGCCGGACGGCTGCTGATCGAGGGCTTCATCAAGGGCATCGACGGCACCACGGCGCAACTGCGCTCCAAGCTCCAGTCGATCACGAAGGCGCTGCCCGACAACGTCAAGAGCGGCTACGGCAAGACGCTGAGGAAGGCGATCAGCCAGCTGGAGGGGCTGGTCACCAAGCACGACGCCGTGGTGAAGAAGCTGGCGACGGCTCAGGGCAAGCTCGACGACTTGGTGAAGGCCCGCAACAAGGCCGCGAGCGACATCACGTCGGGCATCCTCCAAGAGGCCAACATCACCTCGGGCCACGCGGACGTCAACAGCGTCTCGGCGATCACGGTCGGACTCCAGCAGGCGGTCAAGGCGACGCAGGCCTTCCAGGCGAACATCGCCAAGCTGAAGAAGTCGGGGCTCCGCTCGGACCTGTTGCAGCAGATCGCGGACGCCGGGGTGGATGCCGGCGGGGCGACGGCCGCGGCGCTGGCAAAGGCGACCCCGGCCGAGCTGAAGCGGATCAACGATCTTCAGGCGCAGCTCGCCAAGTCCGCGACGGCGACGGGCACCACGGTGGGCGACGCCCTGTACGGGGCCGGGATCCGGGCCGCGCAGGGCCTCGTGGCTGGTCTGAAGTCGCAGGAGGCGGCGATCGAGAAGACCATGCGGAAGATCGCCGAGGGGATGCTGAAGACCACGAAGAAGGTCCACAAGACCAAGTCCCCGAGCCGGGCGTTCCGGGAGATCGGCGTGTTCGGCGGCATGGGCCTGGAGGAAGGCTTCCGCTCCACTGCGGCGCGGGTGCGGGCGGCCGCTCAGTCGGTGGCGAGCGCGGCCCTGGACGTCACCTCCGGGCTCGGCGGGCCCCTCGCGGTCACTCCGTCGGCCGGGCAGCTGGCGGCCGTCTACGCGGGCGGTGGCGGACGCGGCGGCGACACGTACCACATCGCCCTGAACGGGTCCCGTGCCACGCCTCAGGAGATGGTGCGCGAGCTGTCGTGGCGCGGCCTCGTGGGGAGGGGATGACGATGGCTCAGGGGAAGCTCGGGCAAATCCAGTGGGGCGACCTGACATTCGGGCCTGGCTCGCCGTACGCGGTGACCGCCATCTCCGGCATGGACGACCTGCCGGACATCCGGACCGAGGACGTGGCCCGGCCCGGCCAGCACGGCGACTACACCGGCCCCGACTGGACGGAGGCCCGCACGATCCAGCTGAAGCTGGGCATCCGCGGCCAGAGCCCCGACGACCTGAGGGCGCTCACCCTCGCCCTGCGTGACGCGACGCAGCCACAACGGCAGCCGCAGCCGCTCCAGTTCCTCGATCAGGGCGTCCTCGTCTACGCCAAGGTGCGGAAGCGCAGCCTGCCCTACGACGCCGAGTACCTGTGGTCGATCGGGGATGCCGCGCTGGAGCTCTACTGCGCGGACCCGTACCTGTACGGCCTCGACGAGCAGTCGGCGAGCACGACCGCGTACAGCCCGGCGGCCGGTCGTACGTACCCGCTGGTCTACGGGCTGACGGCCGTCACCCTCAACTCGAACCCGGACTTCGAGACGACGTTGACCCCCTGGTCTAGTCAGGACGGCGCCGTTCTCACCCGGGACAACACGGTGGCGCAGACCGGCAGCTGGTCCATGAAGATCACGCCGCCCGGCGGCACCCCCGGCCCTCGCGCCGAGGGCGATCAGGTTCCGGTCACGCCCGGCCTCGGCTACCGGGCGCTGGGCTACCTGCGGTGCGTCACGAGCAGGCAAGTTGCGCTCAACGTGAACTGGTTCAACGCGAGCCATGGGTACATCACCACGAGCGTCAACCAGGCGGCCGTCACGGCGAATACGTGGACGCTCTTCAGCGCACTGTTCGTCGCTCCCGCAGGGGCTGCGTACGGGCAGCTTGCCCCGACCATCCCGAGCACCCCGCCCGCGACCGACGTGATGTTCGTGGACGAGGCGCGTCTCCAGCGCGACACCGCCTCGGGTTTCCGCAGCTACGGCGACCCGGGCACCTCCGGCCGTCTGACCGCCGTCAACGGCGGGGCGAGCGCCGCGTATCCGATGCTGCGCATCGACGGCCCCGTGGCGTCCCCCGCGATCGAGCAGGTGACCACGGGCGGCATCCTCCAGATCGACGCGACGCTCCAGGCCGGCGAGTACCTGCTGATCGACACCCGGTCCCGGGCGGTCCTGCTCGGCGGGTCGGCACCTCGCCGCTCCTGGGTGCGCGCCGGGTCGGTGTGGCCCGTCCTCCAGCCCGGCTCGAACGAGATCGCCTACCGGGGCGCGGCCCTCGCGGGCTCCCCCGGCCAAACGTCCCTGCTGACCGTCACCTGGCGCGACACCAGCCTTTGAGAGAGGAGGCGCCCGTATGACCGCCATCAGCCCGCCGCCGTGGATGCAGGCCGGCAGCTACCCGGCCCGCACGGACCGGCTCGCGCTCACCGCCATGCTCTGCTACCCCGGGTTCGCCGTAGACGAGGCGACCCCGCTGCGGATCCGGCAGGGCGTCAAGCCCTCGTACACGAACTACCAGATGAAGGTCAGGGCAGCCGCGACACCGAACATGACGGTGATCGTGTCCGCGGGGTTCGCCTACGTCGACCAGCACGACACGGGCGGCGTCGGCACCTACATCTGCGTGAACGACGCGGACGTGACCCTGAACATCGCGGCCGCGGGCGGCGCCGGTCAGTTCCGCAAGGACACGGTCGTCGCCTCGGTGTACGACCAGGAGTACGCGGGCGCCACCTCGGAGTGGAAACTGGAGGTGATCCAAGGCCCCTACGCTGCGTCGGCTGGTGCGACGGTGCGTGGCACGCTGCCGAACAACGCTCAGGTACTGGCGGACATCGCCATCTCGCCGTCGCAGACCAGCGTGAGCAACGCGAACATCAGCGATATCCGGAACTACAGCGTGGCCGTGGGCGGCGTCCTGCCTGTCGCGTCGAGCAGTGCACCGACCCGGCCGCACCCGGGGCAGGTGCTGTACTACACGGACACGGACGCCTTCTACGTGGGGCAGCAGGCGGGCACCGTCCGGCAGGTGCGGGAGTACGTGCGGCCGTCGTCGTCCCTTCAGTCGGCGTCGCCGCCGTTCAACGCCACCGCCACGTACGTGGACTTCCTTGCGGGGTCGTGGGCGCCGATCACGGTGACGGTGCCGCCGTCGGGGATGGTCCGCGTCACGATCAGCGCTGACGTCTCGAACACGAACACCAGCAGCTCGACGTGCCACGCGACGTGGCGGGCGTCCGGCGCGGTCACCCTCACGGCGTCGCAGTTCAACTCCCTGTCGGCGGCGGGCGGCAGGCTCGCAGCGTCCCGCACCCGACTCATCACCGGTGCCACTCCGGGCCAGGCGCTGACGATCACCCCTCAGTGGAACATCTCCTCGGGTTCCAGCAGCACGGCGTCCATCTCGGGCGGCACGCTGGAGGTGACCCCCATCCCATGACGGACATGGTCTCCGCCTTCGACACCTTCGCCATGGCGTCGGGCCAGGAGCAGCCCGAGCACACGTACACGTACCTGTTCTGCGACCTGCTCACGGACACGCTCCTCGCCGAGCTGCCGCTCGCTGACGTCACGTACTCGTACGAGCTGAACGGCATCGGCAGCCTGAGGGCGACGATCCCGTACGCGGACGAGACGCTGCCGCTCGATCCGGAGACGGCGTCCACGCCGGGCCGGACCGTCGTGTACGTGGACCGTGACGGGGCGCTGGTGTGGGGTGGGATCGTGTGGACCCGGCAGGACGTCGCGGGCGGAAAGCAGATCCAGGCCGCCGAGTTCCTCTCCTACTACCAACACCGGTACGTGAAGAAGACGCTGTCCACCGACACGTCACTGCTGATCGATCCGAACTACGTGGAGGTCGGCGGACAGCGCATCTACGCCGAGCAGAAGTACACGGTCTGGTCGCTCCTGCGGTACGCGAGCGACCAGCCGGGCGGCAGCCTCGGCCTCGACCTGAACGCGATCGCGGTGCAGCCCACGGGCATCAGCCGGACCACCACCTACTTCGGGTACGAGCGGCCCGAGATCTACAAGTCGATCAGCGACCTCGCGGCGGCCGACGACGGGTTCGACTTCGGCATAGAGGTCGGGTGGACGCCGGCCGCGAACAACCAGCCACCGGTCCGGTACCGGCGGCCGAGGGTCTGGTATCCGCGGCGTGGCCGTGCGGCGTCCGAGTCCGGGTTGGTGTTCTCGAAGGGTGGTGGCTACGGCTCGATCATTAGCTACGACTGGCCCGAGGACGCTACGTCGCTCGTGACGGAGATGTCCGGGCTCGGCGCAGGCAGCGGCGAGGCGAAGATCGTGGCCACGTCGGCGGCACAGGACCTGATCGACTCGGGTTGGCCGCTCCTCGAAGGCGTTGCCACGTACGACGGGGTGACGGACCCGGCGCAGGTGCAGGGCCTGACGGACGCCGACCTGAATGCGCAGTCGGAGGCTACGACGCAGCCCACCTTCGAGGTCGCCGCCGATGTGGACCCGGAGTTCGGCTCCTACTCCGTAGGCGACGAGGCACTGTTCGTGATCGAGCCCGAACCGCAGTCGCCGTCCGGTCGGGAAGGCGTGCTGCGCATCGTGTCGATCGAGAACACGTCGGTCAACGGCCCGGAGCGCGTCCGCCTGACTTGCGCGGTGAGCTGATGCCCAAGGTTGCGAAGCCCCCGAACTTCCTCCAGCAGCTGGCCGAGCTGCGCGAGGAGGTGGCCGCGCTGAAGCGCAGTGGGTGGGAGCGGGATGAGCTGCCGTTCTACCCGACGTCGCTGCATGGTCTGGTCTACGAGGACAGCACGTCGTTCGTGACGCTGTGGGAGACGGTCATGTCCCCGCGCACCGCGACGCTCAGCCTCGGCCTGGTGTTCATCGGCGACGTCGTCTCCTCGACGAACACGGGCGGCAACTGGCAGGTCGTCCTCAACTCGACGGACGTCGCCGCGTCCGGCACGGTGCCGGCCACGTTCAGCTTCCAGTTCCCGGCGCTGACCCTCGACCTCACCCCGTATCGCGCGCTCACCCAACTCAAGGTTCAGATCCAGGTGCAGCGCACCGCAGGCGCCACCACGGGCGGCAAGTGGGGCGGCGGCGGCTCGATCGGCGGCGCACCCCGCTACGCCCGACTCCTCTGAAAGAAGGCACCACCATGGCAACCCCACTCACCCCTGACCAGTGGCTGCGAATACTCAAGGCCGAGGGCGTCACCGTCGCCGAGTACTCCGGGTGGCGCACGCGCGAGCGCGACGGCGCGACCGGCAAGGCGTTCGGCCCGGTCCACATGTTCCTCAACCACCACACCGCGGGCAGCAACTCGCGGGACACCGTGGCGAAGAACGGCGTGGCTGGTCTGCCGGGGCCGCTCGCGCACGTCTACCTCGCCAAGTCGGGCGTGGCGACGATGTGCAGCGCGGGCCGGGCGAACCACGCCGGCCTGATGGCGGTCAACGCCTACAACTCGTTCCTCAACGAGCAGGCGACGCACCCGGCCCCGTCGAAGGCGTCGGGCACGGTCGACGGCAACGACGTCTCGTACGGCATCGAGACGGAGAACCTCGGCGACGGCAAGGACGTGTACCCGCGCAAGCAGTACGACGCGTGGGTGCGGATCAACGCGGCGGTGTGCCGCTTCCACGGCTGGTCTGCCGAGTCGTGCGGCCTGCACAAGGAGACGTCCGTCGAGGGCAAGGTCGATCCGCGCGGGCCCGTGGAGGGCTACGGGACGCGCGGCCGGTTCGACTTCACCGGCAAGCAGTTCCGGGCGGACGTCGCCGAGCGGCTGGAGCACCCCGCGTCGTGGTCCCCGGCGACGTCCTCCCCGCCCGCCCCGGCCCCGACGCCCACGCCGAAGCCG